TCAGTATAATGCCAAATGTAGCACGAGTTAACGATAAGGTTGAAAACCTTCATGGGTGTGATCCCATGTCATTTCTTCAAGGTACTGTACAGTCCTCTAAGATAGAGGTGAATAATCAGAAGGTGTCATATGATGGAGATGGATTTACACCTCATACTCAAGGTGTTCCTCCTGTATGTGTTCCTTGTCCACCTGCACCATTTACGGCAACCTATTCTAGTAAGGTAGAGTGGGAAGGACAGAAGTGTCTTGCTGTAGGTGATGTGGCCAGTAATCACAGGATTTCAGCAGGGTCATCTAATGTAGTAGTTGGGTCTTGACAAGATCCTCCGAATGTTTTACAATATAATATAGATTGAATTTACTATGGCAAAAGCAACCGCAGGAACTTGGGGTAGTAGCGACTACATCCAAGCAACACCGAAGAAATCACGTCAAGGGCGAGGTAAGCACACGAAGTTGAGTGCATCCTCGCGTAATGCAGCGAAGAAGAGATATCGGGGGCAGGGAAGATGAGTTACGATCAAGTAGACAATGAGACTATCTGGAAGGAAGTTGAGAAGTTACTTGCTATCCTTGAAGCTCGTGAGGGCCTCCAATACAAGATAATGGTTCCACGTTATTCCGCTTTCCAGAAGTGTGAGGAGATCTATCAAGATTATCAAGCGAAGAAGAAAGATTTCTGCCCGAAATGTTACGCACCATTATAATAATATCCCGCGCCGAGCACCGAAACGCCGAGCAGACATATCATGTACCAAGCATTACCCAGTAGATTACATATAAAGGATAGTCCTATTGCAGGACAAGGTATATTTGCGCGGGAAGATATACCTATTGGTATGGTATTAGGTATGTCTCACCTTATTGTGGACGAAGTGATCTATAGAACACCTCTGGGTGGATTCATAAACCACTCAGAAGAACCTAACTGTGTGAAATGGTTAGAAGATGATAAGTACTTCGTAAAAACGATTAAGCCCATCCACAAGGGCGAAGAATTATTTCTCAAGTATACGTTCTATTCGGTTGTAGTCGATAAATAGAAATAGCTTTGCTGTGTCTACATGCCGACCTTTCAGACGTTTAAAGATTTAAGCGTTACATTTAAGAAGCATCCTGTTACCGATGATCTTGTCTCGGTGAAGGATAAGGCTGCGATTGTACAATCAATCCAGAATTTACTTCTTACTAACAAAGGTGAGCGTCTATTCCAACCTCAGTTAGGATCAAATCTCCAGAAGTCATTATTTGAACCATTAGATTATGGTACTGCTGGTATGATTAGAGGCCAAGTAAAAGAGGTTATTAAAACATGGGAACCAAGAGTTGTTGTAGAAGAAGTTCGTTGTGAACCTGATTTCAATACTAATGGATATGAGGTAGAACTTTCTTATCGAATTATCGGAAGGCAAGACAGACAAGTACAAGCTAGTTTCTTTTTAGAGCGTACTAGATAAATGCCTTACACTCAAGTTGCTAATTTAGATTTTGAACAGATAAAATCTACGCTAAAGGATTATCTGAAAGCGCAATCGGATTTTACTGACTATGATTTTGAAGGTTCGGCAATATCGAACCTAATAGATGTACTTGCTTATAATACTTACTACACAGCGTTCAACACGAACATGGTAGTCAATGAACTATTCATTGATTCCGCGTCAATGAGGGACAATGTAATATCAATTGCAAAGCAGTTAGGATACACACCTAAGTCTAAAACATCTCCAACTGCATATATTGACTTCACTGTTGATTATACCAATCCTACTTCTGATACTGAATTAAATCTAAGAGCAGGAACAGGATTCATTTCAACTTTTGATAACACGATTTATCAGTATGTTGTTGAAAAAACTGCAAAAGCATCCGTTGTAAACAACAAGGCCGTATTCACAAACGTTCCATTAAGAGAAGGAACAAGAATAACCCAGACATTTACTGTTGATTCATCACAAAAAACACAAAAATTTATTTTAGATAACCCAGATATTGATATAAACACTATATTGGTATCTGTTTATCCTACTGGTGGGTCATTTAATGAGCCATATTTGAAAGCAGACAATATATTAGGTGTAGATAGCACATCAAAAGTCTTCTTTTTAGAAGAAATTGCTGATGATAGGTACGAATTGATATTTGGAGATGGAGTTTTAGGTAAAAAACTTGATCACAATGCACAAATTGCAGTAACTTACATCACCACATCTGGTTCTGTATCAAATGGAGTCAAAACATTTGTATTTTCTGGTGTTTTAGTTAACGAATCTGCTATTACTCCAAGTTCATATGCTGTAACAATTGATTCATCTATACCTGCTGCTGGTGGAGAAGAGGCAGAGACCACAGATAGGATCAAATTTAACGCACCTAAGACCTTTGGTACTCAGGATCGTGCCGTAACTGCTGAAGATTATGGTGCAATTGTAAGAAATATCTATCCTGCTACTAGCGATATCATAATTTTTGGTGGAGAAGATCAAGATCCACCTGATTATGGTAAAGTTTTTGTTGTTTTGAAGCCAAAAGATGCTTCATATTTGACATCTTTGACAAAGAATCAGATTGTAACAGAACTTAAAAAGTATGTTGTTGCTTCTGTTGAACCAGTTATCGTTGATCCTGCTGTTTTACACGTAGAATTGACTAGTCATATCTATTATAATGGATCAATTACTGATTCTCCTCCTTCTGAAATACAGAATTTGGCCACTGAAGCAGTTCAATCTTATACTGAGACAAGTGGGACTGAGAAATTCAAAGGTAAATTCAGATATAGTAAGTTTACTGCTGTAATTGATGATGCAGATCGTAGTATTAGTTCCAATTTAACCTCTGTTACTATGAGGAGAGATTTCTATCCTCAGTTAAATTCTACTTTCTTTTATGAAGTGTGTTATCAAAATGCATTTGATAAGGATTGTGATGAACCTGTCCTGTCCTCAACAGGATTTAGAGTGACAGAGTATCCTACTTTTGATGTATACTTAGAGGATAGAGATAGCAAAATTGTCCTATATAGAATAGATTCTGTAACTGGCGAAAAAGTTGTCCTGGACAAGGAAGTTGGCGACATAGATTATGTGAAAGGTGAATTGAAAATGTATGACTTAACTATCATTAAAGGTAGTTTCTTTGATAATCGTATCTCACTCAGAGTAAAACCACTATCTAATGATGTCAAGGCACTTCGAGAGATGTATCTTGACGTTGACATTGCAAATTCCAGTTTCGTTGCATATAAAGAGTAATGGCAGTAAAGACCAAACGAATTAGCACTCTTATTGAGTCGCAACTACCTGAGTTCATATCTTCCGAATATCCGCTTTTTACTAAGTTTCTTCAGAAGTACTATGAAGGCCAGGAAGTTCAGGGTGGTCCCCTAGACATTGCCAATCATTTACAAACTTATGCCAATATTGATTATTATGAGCAAAATATTCTTAGACAGTTTGATAGCTTGGATGCTAGTATTGATGCTACTGCTGATACAATTGTATTACAAGATGCGTCGAGTTTTCCACAAGCAAATGGTTACGTAAGAATTGGTGATGAAATTGTATTTTATGCTACACGTACAGATACCGAACTGAGAGAGTGTGTAAGAGGAGTTAGTGGAAATACGACTATTGGTGACCTATACAATGGTTCAGCGTATTCTAGCACCACTGCTGCCCCTCACAACTCTGGTGAGAAAGCATATAATGTTAGCAATTTATTTTTATATGCATTAGTTAAGAATTTCGAGAGTCAGTATCTAGGTTCTTTCCCTGAGAAGTATCTTAGAGGTGAAGTTGATAAGAGAACTCTTATTAAGAACATTAGTAAATTCTATAAGGCCAAAGGAACTAACAGTTCTATTGAATTTGTTTTTAATACTCTTGTTAACAAAGATACTAATGTAAAACCAGAAGTATACAAACCAAGAGATTTCACATATAAAGTATCTAATGCTGATTGGATCAGTGTTTATGCTTTAAAGTGTAAAGTTATATCAGGTGATCCTAAGTTATTAGTTGGAAAGAAGGTAGTACAGACTCCTACTGATGAATATGGATATGCTGATGCTACTGTAGATAATGTTTATCCAGATAATACTGCTGATGGAGAAACAATATGGAATATTGTACTTGCTCCAGAGACAGTTAATGGATTATTTTCTATTTCGACAAAGACTCGTTTAGAAAGGACACTTATTAATACAGATGCTGCTGGAAAGAGAGTAGATGTATTCTCAACAATTGGATGGGAGACTTCTGGTGAAATTCTAATTGCTGATGAGAGAATAAAGTTTGATGATAAGACTGCTACACAGTTCATAATCAAAGATAGAGGTGCTGTACCTACTACACATACAGCAGGTACTTCAGTTTATAAACCAGTCATAATTGATGGAACTGCTGCATCTCTTTTAACATTAGGCGTTGTCTATAATCTAGATCCAAAGGATTCGCATCCATACTCTGCTGTAGGAGACCATATACAGGTCTCAAACCCAGGCTTCGAGACAAATGATCCAAAAATTGTTACGACTGGTACAAACCAGACTAGATGGGTATTAAGTCAATTAACAAATGCTGTAGATGCTCCAACAAATACTAATGTAGAGACTTCTTTATCTCAAGTGTCTACAGATGTATCTTCTATATTTGCAGATGATCAATATTATTATATTACAAGTTCTAGTTTCCCTAGATATAAAATTTTAGATGGCCCTACTGTAACTGAAACAGTACAGGATCAGAAATTGCTTCGTATTATTAGAAAACAAGCAACAAGGACTACAGAAGTGTATCCAACTCCAAAACGTGATATTGGAGTCCTTCTAAACGGTGTCCTGGCCTACGGTTTCAAGGATGAAGAAAGTATACGTTATGGTAAACTAGAAGAAATAAAAATTAACACACAAGGACGTGGATATGTCTCTCCACCATTTGTTCTTGTGGATGGAGTGGTTAATAAGGCAAGAGCAGTACTATCAGGTAATGTTGTTGAAAGTATTATAGTAGATACTACTGATACATATCCAACTACACCAGATATTCTAATAACATCTGGTAGAAGAGCAGAAGTAAGAGCTGTTGTAACTGGTAGTAAAGTTACTAGTCTTATTATTGACAATCCAGGTGAATTTTATTCATCTCCTCCAATTGTTAGAATTAGAGATAATGCTGGTAGAGGAAGATTTGCTGAATTTAATGCTATCGTAAGTCCAGAAGGAAAAATTACTGGATTTGAAAAGGTTGAAGAAGGTAACTTTTATAATCAGAATACTGTTATAGTAGATATCATCGCTGTTGGGGAAGACGCTACTGGTATTCCATTATTGAAAGAGTGGAATTATAATAGATTTACAAAATTATCATTAGATACTGAGAATGGATATGTTTTCAAGAACTTCAATAATGTTCTTGATTATGGATATGCTCATGTTGGTAATCCTAAGGCTCTAAGAGTTGCTCTTAATGATAACATAAATGGTGCTGGTACAGAACCAACAACTAAGACACATTCACCTATCATAGGTTTTGCTTATGATGGTAACCCCATATATGGTGCTTTTGGTTATAAGGATCCACTAGATACAACTTCTAATATTGTTAGGATGACTTCTAGTTATGCTATTGTTGGACAACGTACTGCTGGCCCTGATGAGAATCAATATCCATTAGGATCTTTTACAAATGATTATACTTATAGTCATAAGAGTGGTTCGTTGGATCAAAACAATGGAAGATTTTGTGTTACCCCAGACTTTCCAGAAGGAATTTATGCTTATTTCCTTACTATTGATAGCAATCAAATACCGCAATACCCATACATTATAGGTGAGAATTTTTATTCTCTTCCTGTAGATAGTAATTACAATTCAAATATAAGTCAGGATGATATTCCTAAGAATGCTAAGAGACTCTACACTGCTGGTATGCCTAGAAATGGTGAAGGTGTTGTTGCTCAAATATCAGAGGTTAAATCTGGAACTGTAGACTCTATTTCTGTAGAAAGTTCTTCTGATAATTTTTCAGTTAATTCAAAAGTTTATTTTGATAATAGAGGAACGGAAGGATCAGAAGCAGAATCTATAGTATCTTCTATTAAAGGAGAAAGTGTAAATTATTTACATTGTAAAGAAAATAAAGTTGTTAAGTTAACAACAATTCAAAATGCATATTTGTTTGCTAATGATACATTAAGGCAACCATCTTCAAGTGCTTATGGTGAAATAGTAGGAAATGTAGCAAGCGATAATGTTATTGTACTTAAGAATGTTAATGGTACGTTTGACACAACAGGAACATTCTCTGCTGATATAAAAACATTCTCATTACTAATAGATCAAGATAGTTCTTATACAGAAGGTGCTATTCTAAGTCTTACTGATGGTGTTAATACACCTATTGCTACTGCTGAAGTATTAGAAGGTACTACACAACAGAATGCATTAAAGATCAAAGTCCTTACTGGAACTTGGATTGTAGATGATACTTATTTTTTACAATCTAGTAATCTCTTTAATACTTCTGGATCTAGGATTATTACATTAACTTCGTTGAGTGATAATTTAGAACCATTTATTGTTAATCAGAGTGTTGCTCTTGTAGAAACAAATTCTAATCATGGATTAGGTATTGATGATGAAGTAACTATTGATATTAATCCAGATGATGCAACAAAATTAAAGACATGGTATGTAAGAAAACGTCTTTATCAAAATATTACTCTTCAATCACCATCTAATACTAGTACTATTGATGAAACTGGTATTGGAAGATTTGATATATTAAATGGTGGTGCTGATTACACTGCTAACACTTATAACAATGTTGCTTTAACTGGTGGTAATGGTACTGGTGCTAAGGCCAGCATTACAGTCTCTTCATCTGGTATTGTATCAAATGTTACAATACAGGAAGGAGGTTCTGGTTATAGAAAAGGAGATTATCTTGGTGTTACAGATGAGAGTCTTGTAAGATCGGGTGGATCTTTAAGTAGTCAAAGACTTGTAATATATGTTGACCATGTTGGATTTGCTGTTGGTCAAACTTCTCTTAAAGTAAAGGATGTAACTGGGTTCTGTAAGAATGATCTAGTAAAGGTTGGTGATGAAATAATGAAAGTTGCTTCTATAACAACAGATTCGTTAAATGTTGATAGAGGCCAAGAAAGTACAATTGATGCTGATCACTTTAATGGACAGGAAGTAGTTCTTTATAAACCACAATATAACTTCCCTGCCAATTACCAGATTCTTACTGGTGCTGGTACTGGATATATTCAATCATATGATTCCACTACACAACAAGTACAAGTTATATTTGATTATGCAATAGAGAAAGAAAGTGCTCAAGATGTAACTATTAATACAACATTCTTTGATTTCAGTCTTCCTAGAAGAGCAGTAAATGTAGCATCTATTGATCCAGTGGACTACAAATTTGAATTCTCAGAAGATGATAGTACATATGTACCAAACATAAACATTGATATTCAAGAATATTATAAGTATAGATTTAATACGTCTCATTCTAGTCTTACTGGGACTTACTTTGATATTAGTCCAAGTAAGAGTTATAACTTAATTACTGTAGAGAAGTTTGCTTCTACAGTTCTTCCTGGTAACTTTGGATCATATACTGATGTTAAGTTTGGATTTGGATCTAGATTATCTACAAACACATATCAAACAAAGATAGGAACAGATTTTACAAACTTCTATTACTTTGATAAGAATGGTATTGTAAATTCTGAAGGAAAATATTTAAAGATTGTAGCAGATCCACTACAAGGAGTTAAGAAACTCAATTATGTTACTAACAATCGTTTTGTATATGATTTGGATGGGAGTTCTCCTCTCTGGGACGGGTCAGGAACAATAAAGTATACTACAACAGGACAATTTGCCATTGGTGAAGTAGATGCTGTTAAGATAGTTAACCTTGGCCTTAATTATAAGAAGGTTCCTATTGTTGAGGGATGTGATCCAAATGCTGATTATAAAGCAGAAGCAACAGTTTTATTTGATAATATTACCAATACAATAACTGGTGTTAATATTACTAATAAAGGATCTAATTATGTTAATCCTAAAATAGTAGTTACAAATGGTGATGGTGTAGATGTTGAATTTAATATCGTTGTTAGGGATGGTACTATTTTCTCAATTACTGTTACTTACCCTGGTGTTGGATATACATTTGCTCCTGAGATAGAAATTATAGAATCAAATCTTAATGCTTATGTCAATAGTTCATCTATTGGTGTTCCACAGAGTGTTTCTATTACTAAGAATGGTGGAGCATTCCATTTAGATGAAACTGTATCATCTACGTTTACATCAAAGAGTGTTTATACTCTTAAGAACTTTAGTGGAACCTTTAAGAAAGGAGAAAAAATAGTACAGAAGATTGGTGGTAATGAAGTTGCAAGAGCAGTAGTTGCTGAATGGAGATCTAATCTTCTTAAAGTTGAGAATATAACTGGTATCTTTAGAGAGAACAATTCTATAGAAGGAATAACCTCTAAGGCCACAGGAACTATTACTGCTGTATTTGTAACTGGATTTGAAGAATCTATTACTAGTTTTTATGATAATCTAGGATACTTTAAATCTGATAAGGGCAAATTGGGTGTTTCTAATCAGAAACTTATTGATAGTAATTTCTATCAAGACTATTCTTATGTTGTTAAGTCTAAGACTTCGATAGAACAGTGGAGAGACTTAATTAAGTCTACTACACACCCTGCTGGATTTAAATTGTTTGGTCAAGTTGACATCGAGAGTGATGCAGCAATACCAATGCCTGTATCTCAACCAAAAGATGCACACTTTACTATTGTTCAACTTTGGGATCCTGATAAGAATAGAATAACAGTTGAAAGTACTAAGAGAATAGTAACAGTAACAACTCAGAAGGTAGAAAACCAGAGAATACGTAAAGGTGCTGGAACTGCTTCAAATTCTGAATTCAATTTCAATAATACTCGTGCATTTACATTTACTCTTAATGGTGCATTTGATGGAACATATAATAGTGACGGTCAGTTAGTTGGTACAACTGTATTCCAAGTATTAGATCAGAATGGTACTGCATTTACACCAGTTAATGCTAAGAGTTTAATTGTTACATTAGATGGAGTATTACAAGAACCAGAAAAAGCATATACAGTTTATGGTGATAATATTGTATTTACAGAACCTCCACTTGGACCTGGAACTAAAGCAGGATCTGCATATAATGGAGTTAAGTTCTATGGTAGATCATTCTACTTTGTAGATAATCAATATAATACTAAGTACCTTAGAAAGATCAGGAATATATTTGAGCGTGGTGGAAGATGGTTAGATGCTGCAAATCAAGTTGAAAGAAATAGAGAATTTATTGTTGCAGAAGCAGTAGGTTATGGTAAGTCTAAGTATGCATCATTAGATTGGAGTACTAAACTAGATGATTATCAAAGAGACATTGGATATATCTTAGATGGATATGAGCATGACTTAAGATTTGGTGGAAACGTAAAAACATATGATTACGTTAATCTCTTTAATCAAGGTGATGATTATAAGTACATAACATCAAATAAAACAGAATCTCTTGACATCTTTAGATATGCTACTAACTTAACAAATCTTGCAATTAGAAATTGGGATTATCAAATTAGTGTTACTTATTCAGTAGGATCTGCTGAGGTTACTGTTGCTAATACTAATGATCTTGCTGTTGGAATGTTTATTACTGCTGGAAGAGCATTTCCTGTAAATACTAAGATTATATCTATTGATAGTGATACTAAGTTAACATTATCTAATAATGCATTACTATCTTCTGGTACTGGAGTAGCAGTTGGAACAAGTCAGTTATCTGGTAGTCAGTCAGGTACTGCTGGAACCAATACAGTTCAAGTTCCTCAAGGTCAAACATTACAAGTTCCTCAAGGCCAATTATTCTCAGTAGCGAATGCTACAACAGGAGGAGAGTTAGCAACGTTTACTTTTAGTGCTGTTAATAATGGACAATATGTTGACGCATCAAATTTAATTATTTCTAATAAAGAATATCTAAAAGAAGAAATCAGTGAGTATGTCTATACAACATATAGCAGTCTTCAGACTAGTGATAAAGCAAAATGTTCTAGAGATATTGGACTCTTAATAGATGCAATTGCATATCATTTAAAGTATGGTGGTAATGCTAAGCTTATAGAATATGCTAGTTTATACTGGAAAACCAGTATGTATCCTGGTGGACAAGAGTTGACAAGTCTGAATAGAACTTCAGATGAAAGATTAGCAGCTATTGAGGCATGGGATACTTTAAAGGCAAAGATAACTCTTACAGTAAGAAATGCTCTTCCTGCTGGAACCTATACTGCTATAGTACCTGTTTCAGATAGTAATATTCCATTTGATACTACAAATCCTGCATGTGTAGAAGTTATATCTTCTGTAGATACAATGATCGAATCATTTAAGGAGATTATTGTTAAGGGACCAGGTATTATAGAAGTAGTTAAAGATAATGTTAATCAGGGTGGTAATTGGACTACTAAGTTAACATATAGTAACTACAATATCATTGCTGATTCACAATTAACAGCACAAGAATGTGATAATGTTATATCTGCTGTTGATTCTTTATATGCTAATGTTAATACTTTAATTAATGAAGTTTCTACTACTAGATCACTTCCAGACTTTATTGATGGAGAGAATAAAGTATTTGAATTGTATTGGGATGATAGTACAGCAGTAGATACTGAAGTAGATGAAGATCTATTCCTTACTATTAATGCTGTATTACAGAGACCTAAGTATACCGAGACTTATCCTGGTG